CCACCTAAACCAACGCCGCCATCATATGTGGAACTTCCAGATCCTGCCCCAGACAGATCTAATACTTGGCCTGCTTGGATTTGGTCAGGATTGGTGATGTCTGGGTTGTCTGCCATTATTTCAGCAACAGACATATTGTTGTCTTCTGCGATCTGAGAAAGGGTATTGCCAGAAGTGACTGTGACGGTGTTGTCGTTATCGTTGCTTGCAACCGCCCCAGATTGATCGCCATCGAAATCGTAAACATTTGTGTCAACCCAAGTCTCGACAGCACCACCAGATTCAAAGAACCCCGGCTTATCAGCGTCAGTAGAAGTATCTGTTGTAGTAGTGCTGCTGCCAGAAAAAACGTCATACCAAGCAAAAGCAGGAACACCGCCCGGTCCTGCAAGTGGTGGCATCCCACCCCTCATCTTCTGCAACATCGCCTCTTCTTGAGGATTGATGTAAGACAGCATGTGAGGCTGGCCCATGATTTGAGTTTCTCTTGGGATGTTATCAAACGCAGCCATAGGATTTTCTTCACCCATAACTTCAGGCGTTTTCTCAGGTTTATCGTTCAATCTTGCTTTTGACTTATCGCTTCTAAAATCCCACGCGGCCAATCCCTTTGTGGTTTTTTGCTTTAATCTGTTCGCATTTCTTTGGTTTGGCATTTAATTTATCCCAAATTATCCACTGGATTGCCCTCTGCATCAAAGTATATCGGCAATCCATCTGGTCCTGTTTGGCTGTATCCTTGCAAATACCGCTCATCTGGACCTTCAACAGTCAATGCATTTTCTGTGCGAGCTGTATTAGAAAATTGCTCTGGACTTAAAATGCTGCCATCTGGCCTTTGATATGCAATAGATCCATCTGCAAGCGTAATTTGCTGGGCCATTACATCAAAGTTTTCGCCAGTCATATATTTACGCATGTAAGCTGGCATAAACGCATAACCACCACCACCGCGAGAATATCGATCATAATCTTCAGAAGTTCCGCGAGTGCCGTAAATGCCTCTGCGCTCATTTTCATCGCGGCCAGCCGTTGAAATGGTAACGTCATCTATTCCATAAACTTGGTTTACGCTAGATCCACTTGCGGCATCATTATATGGCACAAAGTTATTAACAACTTCCTGTACACTACCATCACCCATAGCATAAAAAGATCGACCATCACTTGTAATGAATCCGTTTTCTGTACTCATGCCGTATGGATCTGCATTAGCAGCATCTGACTGAACGCCAAACACTGTTTGGAAGCGATCATAATCGTTTATGCCATCGTTATTTGCGTCTGCGCTGTAAGCTGGATTATCGAATGCTGATAGATTTAAAGTCTGCCCGACTTGCAATTCGTTTGCCCGATCTTCAAGGCCAGCAGCTCTGAGCTGATCAATGTCTTTTTGAGTGACGTTAAAACTTGATGCTGGTAGGGATGGCGGCAAAAACGCGCCGATATTATCAGATGATAAAACCTGATCTGCAAACGTAGACATAGTTGAATCATCGAACCCAACGTAATTGCCCTGTGCATCGAATTGTGGCGTGGCTCCCATTTCCAAAGCAGCAACTTGCTGATCAATTATGGACTGCCTATCAGCTATACCACCCGACAACATCTGTTCGCCAATAGCGCCACCAAAAACTGGAACCAACATTCCCGGCAAGAAAGAAGCAAAGTAAGCCATATCACTTGGTGGCAAGTCTTCAGTCATTTGCTGCGTAGCTGTTGCTATCGAAATTTCGTCTGAATCCATCCCAGTTGTGTCTAGAACATTGTTGCTGGGATCATCAGAAACGCCATAGATGTAATCGCCTTTTGAAGAGTAACCGCCACCCGTCAAAGAAGCTCCAGTTTCATCATCAACCAATTGACCGTTAACGTAAGAAGCTCCATCAAATGGTGTAAGTAAATTGGCCAAATCTTCTCTTGTGCTGTTTTCAACACCTGTTGCAGTTATTGGGCGTGTTGCAGTTGTGGCAGGCAAAGTTGATGTTCTAGTTGGCTCATTGTCGTTATCATCATTGCTAGTAGTGTTTGCCGCCCCAGAAATAACATTGCCTGTGGATGTTGTTCCACCAGCAGATATTGATGCGCCAGTAGCATCATCTACAAGCTGTCCACCAACATAAGATGCGCCATCGTTTGGCGTAAATATGTTTGCCAGCGTTTCTGTAAAGCTGTTGCTATTGTCGTTGTCATTGTCATTGTCATTGTCATTGCCGCCACCGCCACCAAAACACATTATGCCATCCTCTTCTGTTGTTGTACTGGGGGCTGTGGTGCAGGCTGTGCCGCCACATTCATTTGCGGCTGTGGCATTGCATCTGCAATTGCACTCAGCGCACCCATATCACCCGCGCCCATTCTTTCGCGGATCTCAGCCACTTTATTCATCAAGTATTTGCTCATATCCATAGGAGGCTGGCCCTGTGGCCCTCCTTGTATGGGAGGATTAGGAGGGCCACTTCGTGGACCCTGCTGCGGTAAACCGCCGAACGCAGCAGGATTAATTGGAGGAAGTCTATACTCTGGGTACATTCTTCATCGCCTCCATCTGAATTTTAGCTGCGTTCTTTTCCCTCTCAAGCTGCAACTCTGTTTCTAGCTTGGTGATCTTGGCCTGCATATCTGCTTGCGCCTTGGCCATTTCGATCTCCATATCCTGCCTTGCTTCTGCTTGCTTGATCTGAATGTTTGATTGCGCCTTGGCTTGATCCGATTGAATCTGCGCCTGCGTTCTTGCTTTCAGAGCTTCTGTCTCCAGCTTGGCCAATTCCTGTGCGTATTGCAAAGGATTTCCTTGCTGTCCACCCTTTTGACCCATACCGCGCAACGCTTCGATCTGCTTCATCTGAGGTGATGCCGCCACAACTTGTGCAGCGCGTTGGCTAATTAAGCGATCTTGCTCTGGATCTACATCGTTAAACTTGATCTTCATATCTTTGAAATCTGGCAGTGGTGGCAGCGGGATATTAACGCTTGCCTCCATGCGCTGACGGTACAGCAATGCGATATGTTCCGCGATATGCGCGATCAATACAGGCTGCATTGCCTTTGCACCGGGATTGCCAGCCAAAGATGGATCTTGCAGAAACTGCATGTGAACTGCAATGTGCGCGTCATGGTCCTGCTCTGGGAATGCGCGTATGGGCTTGCCATACATCACGCTCATGTTTTCATCGATTGGGTCCATCTGCACAGCCTCTTCAGGCTTCTTTAGGATCTCATCAATGTTTGGAATGCGGATCGCTTCGTACATGCGCTTGTATGCTTCGTAAAGATCGTGAAGCTGTGGCGCTGATCTAGACATTTCCAAAACAGCTTGCGCCTGTGCAATGCGCTGGGCTGTTGAGAATATGTTTGGATCTGACACTGGCACGATGTCAATGCGATCATCAAAGTCAGTCCGATAGATAATATCTGCCGCCCCGACCTTCGCAAAGCTAAACTCATCAGGCAAATTCTCTGCGTTCAGGTTGGCAAGCAACTTGAACTCTTGCCCTTGTGCGTAATGCAACCGCTTGTGAATTGCGCTAAATGCTTTGGAACCCTGCTCAATAAGCGCAACTGTAGACCCAACTGGAGCATTTGGGTTCACGTCACCGACATTGAGATCAGCAGTGCTGGCAAAACGCTGGCCTGCTTCAACAATGTAACCCAGCAAACTGAACAGCGAGCTGCTTGGTTCTTTGAATGGCAAAGGCATAATTGCCTTGTTTACATCATCGACTGTGCTGTCGAGATCCACAAACTCACCGGGGCTGATTTGCATATCGCCGCCATTAACGCGGCCACGCAGCTTAAATCCACCCTGCATGTTGGCGAATGCTGCACTGTCGAGAAGGGCGCGAAGCGATCCTGTCGCCGCTTTGCCCAACCCGCCGATCATGTGGTACAGGCCAAAGCCATAGAAGCCTAAACCGGGCAGGAACTTGTAGCTCACAAACCAGTCACGGCGCTTTTTGGCCTCATCATCTTGCTTCCAGTTGCGTCGAACACTGACAACGCGCTGGTTTTCATAATCGATTGTGATGACATATGGAATGGCGACAGCGTTTTCGTCTGCCTCATCGCTATCCATTTCTTGGCCATCGATGCCTTCGAACAAGTCATAGACGTGCATTTC